ATGAAAAAAGAAAAATATTGAAAGAATACCATTAATGAAATGGAAAAATACGACCCCACTCTACACTTTTTAACGAAGATAAATCTGTACCCCCCGAATACGAGATCGACGATTGTAGAGCCTCTTTTATCTCTGATAGTCTCTGGGCGTAAGTCGTTCCACCGTCTAATTCAAGCTGGCGGCCTTCGATATGTCGCCGCTGACCTTTTAACTCATAGGAAGTAGAACCACGATAGATTTTCTTACCGTCTTTAATTTGCGCCGGGGAGTCTATACACGATGCAAACCATCCGCCGCTCATCACCATACTGGCTCCAAAAACAAGAGCCTTGGCAACGTCTCCGTAGTGTTTGGCACCACCGTCGGCAATAATGGGTGTATTCCATCCATTTTTCTCCATAGCGATGTTGGCATCAAATACTGATTGAAGCGTTGGTAGATGAAATCCGGTCATATATCGGGTTGTGCAGATACTTCCACCACCGATACCAACCTTAACACCATCAACACTAAGTCGGCAAAGATACTCAACTCCACCTTCTGTAGCTACATTTCCCACAATGAGTTTAGCATCAGGGAAGGTTGCTCTCACAATGTTTACCATAGGACGAATGTTTTTATGGTCAGCGTGAGCTACATCAATAGTAATGAAATCAATCCTATATCCTTCACTGCGAAGGCACATTAGAAGGTTTCTGTCGGTTTCGTGCATACCAATGGAAATGCTAATCAACTTCCACTTTTCATCGTTAGCTTTAGCTACAAAACTGTGGATAGGAACATGCTCCGTATTGTATTCACCGAAACGATGAAAGATATAGAAATAGTCATTCTCTGAAAGAAACTTAGCGTTCTCTTGAGAAATAACATCCAGCATGTTTGCTGGGACCACGGGCAAATTAAATTTCCTGTCCAAAAACTCAAGAGACGTATTAGCTAAATCTCTGGTAGGAAGTCTTGAGTGTTTTGGATAGAGCGTAACCGTGTCGTATGACAACAAAAAATTATCCATGCCCGTATTATACTACAAGCATGGATAAACTCAAGTTTTTATAGATTATAGAATTATAAATAATATTTCCTAACTTTTTCCTTACCACAATACTATTTATTATTATGGGAAGAAAACGAAAATATAACACAGAAGAAGAAAAGCGTCAAGCCAACAGAGATAAATACATGCGGTATTACTGGCGAAACGTTAAAAAAATAAGAAAAGAAAAACTCAAAAAATATTATGAAAACAAGTGGAATATACAAAATAATAAATAAGGTCAATGGGAAATATTATGTTGGAAGTTCTGTGGATGTTTATAGAAGATGGAACGAACACAAATCTGAACTTAATAGAAATTGCCACGGAAATAATTATTTACAAAACTCGTGGAATAAATATGGAAAAGATAACTTTGAATTTATAATAATTGAAACGTGTGAGGCAGACAAACTTATTATCACAGAACAAAAATATATAGACCTTTGTAAAAATGACCGAAATATCAGTTATAATATTGGATATGACGCTATATCTTCTTTTTTAGGAAAACATCATACAGAAGAGGCAAAAGAAAAAAATAGAATATCACATCTTGGAAAATATGAAGGAGATAAAAATCCCAATTATGGAAAAAAACACACCGATGCTATAAGAAAAAAAATTAGTAAAGCACTAAAAGGAAAATATTGTGGAACAAAAAGTTGGAGGCGTGGAAAACATCATACAAAAGAGGCAAAAGAAAAAATAGGTATAAAAAACAGAAAATCCAACATTTTTAATGTTAAAAATATAAAAACGGATGAAGTGTTTTCTGGAACAAGACACGAATTTGTAAAAAAATTTAATATTTTTCACATATGCAGGCTTTTAGATAAAAGACTAAAAACCTGTGGTGGATGGATATTAACCTGATAATATTTTATTTTCCCGCTATTTCTAATAATATATCTCTTACAATCTCTTCGGTATGATGCCATTTATTAGTTATTGGATTATGAACTACACCATTTGTACCTTCATTTATATTACCTGCTGGAAACATAAAAGCACCCCTAGTGGAAGGGTTTGATACGAAGTCAAATGCAATCAGTTCAAAATCGTCCTGAACAACATCAGCTTCAGCACCTTCACTCATGGCCTTGTTTACTGTTCCAAGACCACGACTTGAAATACCAAGACGAATGTTGGCCTTGAATAGTTCTTTCAAAATATTACCATTTGGAGTAGGTAGAACCTCAATCGTTCCAATCAAGTCATCGTTTTCCCAGTGCATTTCCATGACGTTATGAGAAACGTTTTGTAGATTGACAACAGAAGACTCTGGGTGGTCTAATTCCCCAAGGGCACGCCTTTCCTTGATGAAGTTTTCTTCGTATTTCTTTGACTCACGGATAAGAATTTCTTTAGGATAAACTCTGCCATTTTGGTTTTTAATAGCCGCACGTTGTAGAATGCCTTTGACAACCAAACGTCTGTTTTGATCACGAATTGCTTCTTCAAAAAGATTATCCTTTTTAAAATCGAATGTAATGCAGTCTATTAGTAATTGTTTCATAGTATTGGATTACTTGTTATAACATCATACAACCCAACCGATTTCTTTAACATACTCTAGTAAATAATATCTACCATTCTTTGTAATATCAACGGAACCTTTTGAATACTGGCCGTAATACGTCTGTTTTCTCATGGAATCAACAGCGGCTAGTTTGATATCTCTGTTTTGAACATGACCTTTCATGTGGCTCTCAGGAATATCTAAATGACATTTGACCATAGTAGTATCTACATTTTCGGTAATTACTTCTACAGCTTTCTTTACATAAGGAAGGTAATTTACTCTTCCGTTTTCATCCTTTACATCTTCCGACATAAATTCTGTAAGAAAGTTATTCAAATCTTTTTGCAACCATTCAGCGACTGGCACTGGAGCCCTTTTCTTCTTTTTCTTTGGTGGTATCTGTGGGGCAGTTACCTGTGCAGGCTGTTGAGCCTGTGGTTCTGGTGGTTGTGGTTCAGCCTGTGCCTGTGGCGCTGGCGGAGTTTCAGGTGCTGGAGCTGGCGTCTCTGGTGCTGGTTGTGGAGCTTGTTCAGGTGATGGTTTTTCTCCACCTACTGCTGCCTGTGCATCATCACCAGATGGTGGTTGTCCAGTCAATGGACTGCCACCTGTTGGAGGACCATTTGGTGCTTCCTCACTACCTGCTGGAGCCTGACCCTGTGCCGATGGCGCTTCTTGGCCTGCTGGTGGTTCTTGACCACCCGGAGCTGGTTCTGAACCTTCACTCTCAATCTTGATATTAATACCCGGTGTCAAGAAATACTTCTTGTCATTAGAGTCTGTGGCAATAACCACATAATCTTTGTACCAGAATTCAACACTGATTTTCTTTACATTTTCAATGGTATAATCCGTCTTTGGCTGACCATAACCACGGGATGCATTAGCAATAATGGTCTTGTTCAAAAGTCTCTTATTCATTTTGTCCAAGAGAACCTTCTTAGCCTCTGCTTCAGCCTTGTTCTTCTTGTCTTCAAATGCTCGAAAATCTTTTGTGAAATCGTATTCCGATGGGTTCTCTGGTTCAGGAGAAGTATCTGTATCGGGACTTTCTGGTGCCGGTGGTTGTTCCGGTTGACCAGTATTTGCACCCGGCGTAATAGGAGCAGGCACAGGGGAACCAGCACCAAGGTCAGGCAATGATGTTGGTGCAGAAGGAGCTTGTTCGGTTAGGTTTAATAAGTTTCTTAGTATAATTCTACTCATATTATTCTGTTCTCTTTGGTCGTTTTTCAACTTGTTTATATCCCATTCGCTTAGTTACATCCATAGCCCGTTTACCAGACCCACCAAAAAATGGAGTGGCATATCCTGCAGCGTCTCCGGTAGATGTCATTTCACTGACTTTTTTCTTTTTGAAAGCAAATGGTGTTGCAAATCCACCAGCGTCACCCGATGATGACTGCTCTTCTACGTCTTTTTCATTGAGATTATGCAACTTCTTGACAGCAACGCCACTTTCCATATCATCATCATATCTTCCATCAGTTCCAATCATTTCATTGGTTCTATTTGCTCTTAGATAATCTTGAAGTGGCTGACCATTACATGAACCATCTGCATCAACTTCTACGGATGTATGCATCGGTCCTGTTGTTTTTTGTAATACAACCGTTACTTTATTATCACCCTCTGCTGGTTCACTTTCTGCATCAGGTTGATTTGGAAAAGACCCCACTTCCTCAAATCCAAGTCTTTGAAGAATATCTATGGCTCGTTGTTGTTGGGGTGTATATTCGCCTTGTGCCCATCCTTCTTCAACATTTACAGCACCCATAGGGGCTTCTTCTCTACCAGCTCTAAATCTTGGATCTTGTGGTTTTGACATTGACTCACCAACAATTCTCAAATATTGTTCAACAGGTATTTTTTCGTTAATGGTTCCGTCAGTATAAACATAAGCATATCGAGGTCCGCCGTGGCTGCCCCTGCCATATGGCCTTGACAATCTAACCACGGTTCTATTATCTTTTTTAATTGTACCCTCTACAGTAAATCCTCTAGCAGTCAAAAGTTCCACAGTAGATTTCTGTTGTGGTGTATATTGAGGTTTTCCACCAAATCCAAAAATCTCATTTTGGACGGCTTCCATTATGATGCCTCTGATTAGTGACTTAAGCTGGTGTCTTTTCATCTTTTTTTCCTTCGACCTGTTTCTTGATTTCTTTCAGCAACTCATAAGAAAGTAAAACAACCATTACTTGGTTATCTCTTACGATTTTATTCGGCGTTGGTTTTACTTTATCTAATTGTCGAACTACTTCATTGATTTTGATTTTGATTACATCATTATCACTAACCCTTGATGATAATTCTTGAAGTTGTGACTTGACGGTATCAACTTCTTTTATGACGTATGCTCCAAGCGAATTAGTATTGGAAATATTGTTGATATACTCTCGGAGAACAGTTTTTTGGTTTTCATCCAAATCCCTGTATTTCTTATTCATGCCTTCTACCAAAATGCGATAAGATAGTAGGCGAACATCTTCGTTCTGTTGAGCATAAAACTTTAGAATATCTTCTTCTTCACCTGACTTCTTAGGTCTGTCAACAATATTTTCAACAATACATGTTTTCGCTTGATAAACTTCTTTTACGTCAAATCTCAGGTCTTTAGAAGAAGAGTCCTCGAAGAGTTTGAATATAGAGGCCAACGTTCTATAGTTTTTGATATTTGCCTTAAGGAAGTCGTCAATCGGATAAAGTTCTTTAATTTCTTTGATTAATTCGTATTTTTCTTTTGCTAATTCTTTATTACTAAGTTTTTTTCTCTGTTCAACGATGACAGATAAAAACCGTTCTGCATGTTGTTCATCCTTGATTTTCTCGGAAAGCAGAAAGTTGTAGAGACGCCATTCTTTACCCAATTCTGTATTTTCCTTGAAATACTTAAAGAGTAAATCCTTGGCTTCGGAGTTCTCTTTACCGGCTACGATGTCCGCAGTAATCTGTCTTGTCAACAGTTCGAACAAAATACCTGTATTTTTAAACTTTGAATGACGCATTTTCTTCATATTCAACTCTTCTACCTTAATTTATAAATATCGTGTATTTATATGAAAATGTATTATTTCCCATAAACACGATTAGTATCAATTACACACCCACCACTATCTACTTTTACTCTTATAAAAGATTTAAGTGGATTATTAACTGATTCAAAATATCGAATAATATTATTTTGCCTTATTAAATCTTTTTGTAGCCTATTCAAAGGATTGTGATATGGAGTATCATATTCAATCCAAGAATGTAGTTTTTCATCATAACCATCAGCTTCATATCCAATTTCCATAAATCTTTTTGATTCAAAACGCGTATTATTTTCTTTATTATATTTTTCAAACCATTCTTTAGCGCCTTTATCTCTTCCCGTTCCTATCCCCAACAATTCAAGTCTTTTCAATTTAGCAATTCTCATTTTCTTTTTCGTTTCTTCTGAACGAACTTTTCCTTTATTTTTATTGATTAACAATTTTGATATTTTCTCTCTATATTCTAATTTACGCTTACTTTTAGCTAAATTTTTCAATTTCTGTTTAGTTTCTTCTGAATGCTTATAACCATAAGAAGGATGTTCATTACCAAATTTTCCAAACATAGGATTTAAATTCCCCGAAATTTTGTTGCCATTTTTATAATTTGGATTATTTTCTCCTTTTGATATTCCTGATTTTATTCTTGTTTGTGAAATTTTTTGCTTGTGGTTATCCGAAAATTTTATTCCTTTTTTAACACAATGATTACAAACACTATTATTTTTTATTGCATAATTATACCCCTGCCGTGTGGTAAATATTCTATTTCTATTACATTTTGGACAGTTTTTATTCCACATATTATTCGTCTATGATATTTTTTTCATCAAGTATAGACCTGCTTCCCGTCGCTTTTGCTTCTTGAATTAACTCTTTCTTTTCAGATTTATATTTGTCTAAATAAGTTGCAAGACTCTTGATAAGTGTACCTCTTTCAAGTGTTTCTACAGTTCTTGGTGAGTTGTTACCAGCCCATAATGGTCTTGGTGTTTTCTTTTTTGATGTAAGGTTAGGAATACCGGCTGTGGCTTCTCTGTCTCTTTCTTTTTCGCCAATAGGGTCTTCTTCACCCATAGGATAAAGTTTATCAACATCTTTTTCACCCACTTGTGATGGTCTTTCATAATCATCAGCGTGTTCACCATGAACTTCGTCAATACCTTTTGTTTTTCCATAAGGAAGACGATTCATCTGTTTCCATTTTTGATAATTAACATCACCCATCATTTTGGCTTCTTGAAGTGGTGGCAATTCTCCGCCCGGTCCACCTAAATCAGGTAGACCACCCGGGCCGCCCAGTCCGCCGCCGCCACCTTCAACAGGTCCCTCAGGAGCTGGACCAGCATTTGGATTAATTTTCTGAAATGGTTTGGCAGGGTCATTACCTTCTTCTTCAATTGACTTGAACCTCCAAAGCTGTTTAGAATCCTCAACGATTTCATCCAACAATTCGTCAGAATCGTCCTTTGATAGATTGAAGACATTCTTGTAAATCCATTTCTTGGAGAAAATTTTATTCTCCATCATGTTTTTAGCAAGTTCGGTTTTATTACCCCAAACTTCAATTTTTTCCTTTTCAAAAATAGTTGAAGGGTTGGTAAGTTCAAGTTTGAAATTGACTAATGATTCATCACGATACCCCTGCGAGTATAAGTGAACGATAGCAATTTTCTCTAATTCTGATACAAGAACCTTCTGAATACGTTGAATTGTTCTAGCAAATCTTACGTCTTCTGAGGCCAAGGTAGCCTTACCGGAAAGTTCTTCTTCATAACCCAAGAACGCTTTAGGAATCTTCAAAGCTGCCATCAACTTATTACGAAGATATTCGATATCGTCAATACCCGTAAATTCCATGCCTGATAGGGTTTCAATGGATGTTCCACTGTCACTACCACGAACGGGCAAATAAAAGTCTTCAACCATGTTTTGTAGGTTGAAACGAAGGTTATAGTCACCTGTTTGTGGGTCAATATATGGAACCTTCTTCATCTTACTGATGGCCTTTTCCATGAAACTATCAACGTCTTGTGGTGGGATATTACCTACATCCAACTTGAAAATACGTTTTTCAGGAGCACGCATAATACGGTGAATCAACATGGCGTCTTCCATCAAAGAAAGTTGTTTCCAAACACGTCTTGCACCTTCAATCATGGCTTTACCATAAGGAAGGAAATTAGAATCTGAAAGTAATCTAAAGTGAGCACACTCAAAGAATTCAAGTGTTTCTACCTGTGACGTATCGGTAGGACGGATTTGGAACTTAACGTAGTTCTTATTGAGCGGGTCTGTATTTTCAAGACGTTCAACATTATACGCTGAGATTGGTTCAATCTGATAGACACCATATTCTGGTGAGATATACAACCTCATGTAGAAGTCACCATATTTACATAGGTTTCTAGTCCAAGACCATAGATTGTGTTCAATATTTAGAACATCGTAGAATAGGTTGGTTAGAATACCCTTGATGTTCTCATCTTCAGCGTGAACTACCAATACCTTACCCAATTCATTGACTGTGAGTGATTCATCTGCGTAAATATCCAATGCACTAGCCAAAATTGGATCTTGATCCATTGTATTATGAACAAAACAGGAATCCGTTGCGAAATTTTTATATTTCTCAACAGTAACGTCATAAACATCCATCTCTCCAGCATAATCAATAGATACTATTTTATGGTTTATAGTAGAAACTATTTCATTCTTAAAATCATTCCATGATATATTATTCCATTTTAACCGGTTTTGAAATGTTGTCCAATCACATCCTATGTTTCTTACTAGTCCCCATAGTGTAAGTTTACCATTTTCTTTATAAAAATCAGCAGCTTTAACTTTCAATATTTCAATAGTTAAATCTTCTCTATATTTTGGATTATTATAAGCAGACTGATTTCTGTTTTTGAAAACTTCTTTTAGAGTTTTACTTCTTAAATCATTTGATTTTTGAGTATGTTTTTTACCATAAAAGGGATTATTTTTACCTTTGTGGTCATGATAAATAGAATGTTCCAGTTTAGTCATTATTTGAAGATTTTCTGGAAGATTGTTTGTATTATCAAAGTTTTTGTGATGGACACACTCATCAATCAAAACAGGTTTATAAAACTGTTCAGCAACAATTTTATGTTCGGTCTGCCAACCACCTGAAAAGTTATACAAATGTCTATAACCATTGCCGAAAATATCTCTTTGATAGAACGGCATAACAGATTCACCAACCTCAACATCCTCAAGTTTTTTATACTCACCATTTCTCATTAGAAAAGGATGACCAGCGCTTCCAACAATACATTTACCATCATCAAATGTTACCCTCCACGTTTTTCTTGAGCCGCCTCCCTTCTTTCTAGGATGAAACGCACGACCAAGTTTAATGGAATCCGTCTCATGATCGTATGAAAACACCCAAAATCGCTCCTGTGGTTTATCCTTATACTTCTCAGTCAATTCTTTTATTGTAGGATAGGTTCCATCAGGTAGGGGAATAACTGTATCAGGTCCTATACAGTCATAATCCCTAAACAAATCAATACGAGCAGCTTGGTAGGCTAGTGAAAAGTCTCTTGTGTAAGCGTTGTAAGATGTAGAACGAACACGATTGAAACGGTCCCTTAGACTGTTCCTATCCGTCGCATACATTAGGTCGCCGGTGTCTTTAACTTTTAGTTTTTTACCACCAACGTTACGAACTACTACGCCCGAAGAAAATAGTTTCTTCAAACGTGCAAATAACGACTTTTGCCTAATGTCAACTTCGTCGCCATCTACTCTTACTTCTGGTCTTAATGGAGCATTTTGATTTGCCATATTTTATCCTTTTGTTATGTGTGTTTGTGTGTAATCTATCAACTATAAATAGATTTATTATTGCTAAGAAGCGACTTTCCATCCATGATGATGACTATGTTTTCCACTTAATAACTCTGATATGGCGGATACATAAAACCCATATTTCCTACAAAAATTTGATATTGTATCTATTGGTACTATTTCACCACCCGGAGATATTAGACTTTTCCACCCACCCATCGGTTTATGAGCCATAGAAATTTTTTCTTTTCTTAATTGAGAACATTCTCCTGTTTTTTTACCTTTTTTAGTTTTACTTATTTTTTGCTTAGTTTCTTCACTTATGACGTGCCCTTTAAGGGATTGACTTATTTTTTGTTTTACTTCTTCTTTTGTTATATGACCTTTCATTTTTTCGCTAAACAATTTATATGACATTTCATTTCTATAAGTTGGATAAATAAGATTACACAAATTTTCAATCCCGATTTGTTTCATCCTTTCCGTTTCTTTTTCATAAGCTTCCTCATCATTATCGGTAAAAAATATTTGTTTATAAACTATATCATTATAACCATCATTTAATATTTGTCTTATTTTATGAAATAAGTGTTTATTTTTATTTGGTATTTTTCCTTTTCTTACCCTACGCACGTGGGTGTACATTCTTTTATCTTTTCCTTTTCCAATATAAAACACCTTCGAATTTCTAGGGTCTATTAACTCATATACATAATATTTACTCATATTAATAAATAGTATGATAATCGGATTAACCTCAATAAATTTTCAACGCAAGAGCCATGTTAAACTCTCAACATCACCCGGCTTGTTGCCAAATTTCATCTGCCATTGAGCTTGTCCGGAAGATTGAATTTTGGCCGTGTAAATAGGAGTCTTATTCTCGTCTTTAACGATGTGTATTTTGTCGAGCATACTCTTTGTTAGCAAAATACCCTCAGCACGTAATCTTAGTGCTGTATCCCTTACCCACAGACCGATAGCTAACGCCATAACCAAATCGTCGTTATAGTTTTCAGCGGCCTGCGCTTTTCCGTTATCCCAAATGAACGTTTTTAGTTCATTTATCAAACGAGCGGAGTGAATTATTATTTCTTTTTCTCTAAAATATAGTTCTAGTTTAGAAATAATGATGGGTCTTGTTCTGGTAGTGGTTGAGAACCCCGGCTTTAGTTTCTTTTCTTCTGCCCAAAATCTACTTGTCATTTGACGGTGAACTTCTGTGATTTGAAGGTCCAAACTACTATAGAAAGTATTTTTGTATTCCCTATCAATTACTTGTTGTAATACTGCAGCACCAATACCTGTATATTCAATGATAAGAAGAGCGTCATTGTATTTTGTAGCTAATTCTACCAATTCGTTTCCAAATTCTTTGGTACTCAGTTGGTCTAAAAATTCAGCTACCTGTTCCAATGTTTCGGCATCAATAACATGAGCCGCAGAATAGTCAGAGCCGTCTCCACGAGCTACGTCAGCGCAATTATGAGTAGTTATATTTTTACATAAAAATGTTCCAGATTTTGTAGTAAAATTGTGAACCAATCCGTTATATTCTAATTCTTTAATTTTTTTAACTCTAAAGTAAATATATTTTTCATCTTTACTTAAATAACAATCTGCAATTCTTTGAGTTTTTGATTTCGGTATATGACCATTTAATAACAACCGGCAACTGAAATCGTGGATTGTTAAGGAATATGCACATTTTTGATTATAAGATTTTCCTCTTATTATTGCTTTTTTTGAATTTCTCAATAAATTTAAAGAAGATACACACCCAATAGAAAATAATATATCTTGTACATCTTCTAATAACCTCAGAGATATTGATGTAATTTTTATAGTTTTTCCTTTTGTTTTCGTAGTTAATACACACCCATCGCCATCAATATATCCTCTAACTAATTGTATTTTCTTTTTAACATCCAAATATTTAATATTCTCTGATATAAATTTTCCCCCAGCGTATTTTCCAAAATGTTTTTCTAATAACATCCCTATTTGTTTGGAGTTAAATTGACAATGTGTAGTATTATTTTCTCCTACGGTAACTATTAATGACCTTCCAAAAATATTTTCAACCACACATTTTAATTTATTTATAATATCTATTTCTTTGGAATTGTGAGAAGTATAAATTGTAATGTTTCCATTTTTATCTGTACAGCACCACCCCTCCGCTAACCAAATACCAGCAAACCACCAAAAATTTTCATTTAAAAGGGGGTTATTTTTTATCTGAAAATCAATGCGCCCTATATTTTCAAATTCGTTCCATATTTGATTAATACCCGTTAAAGAATTTAGTTTATAAATATTTGGGTAACAAATCCAATCGTTTTTCTTTATTTTTTTAGCGTTTACAAATTGAAAATCATGTTCCCAATATCGTTGATTGAATTTATAAGTTACATCGTCTCTTCTAAACATTCTTTTTAATTTGGAGTTTTGACTGACAAAAATCGGATGTTCATCTGTAAATTTCGTTGTTCTAAATGTATTAGACGGTGTTATTTCATAAAGTTTTCCATTATATTGTCTAACCTTTATATCCTCAATGTTTGTAATATAGCCATCTTTATCTATTAATTTATTTTCATATGTAACATCTTCTATTTTTTTAATTCCATCATTCGTCAACACATTTTCTCCTGTTGGTAAACACACAATGTATTGGTGTCCTTCTTCTGGTTGTTTGAAAATCCACAGAGATTCACCCCTACGTGCCTCAATTCTATCTCTAACCATTTCTGGATTATCCTCATACCATTTGAGAATATTCAAATCAACTACGTTAGCACCTGATGATAGGAAGTCACAATCGCACTCTTGACTAGCACCCTTTTCACCAAGTTGTTTAGTTTGTTCGTCTCTCCATTTTTGGTCACGTTCTGGGTGAAGATTCCAGTGTAATCGAAGTGTAAAGAAATCGTTCTTTTTCTTTTCGGCGTTGACCCACATTCTATGGAACCAATTACCAACACCATTGGGTGTAGAAAGAATTATTGCCTTACCACCGGTTGATAGTGTCAAATAAGCTGATGTCCAAATACTTTCAGCCTCATCAATAAAGGCAGCTTCGTCAACGACCAACAATGATAGGGCTTTTGAACGACCAGCATCTTTAGCCGATGAAGTGGCCGCAATTTGTGACCCGTTTTCAAAACGAAGCGACATATGGTTATCCGTAGTCTCTATGACTCTTAACCACGATGGTAAATGTTCGTTAGCAAAACGAACCTTGGTAACAATTTCTTTTGAAACTTCTTGTTTAATTGAAATAATCAGAATATTTTTATCACTGTTAAAAATAGACAACCAAAGAGCATAAGCTGCAATCAATGTGGTAATGCCCAACTGTCTTGATTTTAGAATCAGAATGTATCTGTGCAGGTCAAATTCTTTGAGTGTTTTTTCCTGAAACGGGTATAGGTCAAAAGGAATTGTTCCTTTGTTTGGATGTTGGATTTTGACATACTTCCGCATAAAATACACGGGGTCGGCCATGCATTTTTCTGTCTCTTCTTTTATCTTTTCTCTTAATACATTCTGTTGGTTTGCCATATTATTTCTTTGTTAAGGAGGTTTCGAACTCAGATATTTCTTTATCCATTTTTATGAGTTCTTCATTAACCTTTAACAAATCATCCTCAGCATCTACCAACCACTGGGGATTACATTTGCCTGTAAAGGCTACGATTTCTCCTGATGATAAAACATCTTCTACTTTACCTGACTCATTTTTCAGATAATGAATGGATTCAATAACCTTTTGTTTAAATTCTTCAAGCATTCCCCTCTTATTCTTCAAAATCTTCATCTTCTCATAATCATCATACTTACCAAGAACTCTAAGTTCAAATTCGTATGCTTCGAGACAATCATAACACATTCCTGTTCTTGGAAACACAGCATGGTCTAACTTACTACAACTAAAATCTATTCTAGTGCCACACTTAGAACACTTTGGCTTTATCATTTCTCTGATAGAATCCATTTGTTTGTTTACGCGAGAAATACCACCGTTCTCCTTTTTCCAAGTTATACCTTTGGCGTCTGTCCATTCATCACCATCCTTATGTTTAACTGGTTTGCCAGTATAACCTACTTGAATGTGAATGAAGGGGTGTTCTCCATCAAGAACTTGCTTGATTGTTTCGTGATTCCATCTTCGTCTATCCATAACTTATTCCTTTGTATTATATAGTTTACAAAAAGTTTTCATGATATTTATAAATAAGTAGTTACGGGTTAGACTGAACATACTTTATACCGTCCGACCAGAAAATCTTCCTACCACCAATATCACTATACTCTGTTGCCAGAGCTTTCTTTGTAGAAATAGATGTATCTGACCTATCGGCAGCAGCGTCTAAAGACAAATAAAGATACTTGTCATCAAACCCAATATCCACAATCGGGTCCCATACAATAGCACCATCCGCTCTGACAGACAACATTCTACTCTGGCTTAGAGGCGTTTGTTCCGTAGGTCGTGGTGGCATGTCTGGAATGTATATCGTTTGATGATTGAGTGTAAGAGTATTATTGATTACAGTTGGACCATTAATAGTCGTAGGACCATTGAGTTGTGTTGATAAATCAACGGTTAGATTTCCCAAAACTTCCAAATCTGTAAATGTACCTCCACCACCCGCTGAATCTGGAATGTAAGGAACTAATGACGAACCGTAGGGATCGAAGGTTTGAATATTTCCAAAACTAGAAAAAATAAGGTTGTTGTTACCATCATATAACTCACTCTTAATCTGAAATGTTTCATTTGCTGCCGAAACTTGCCAAGGAATTCTTGTCTCAAAAATATCAGGAGAAAACCCATCGTCACCATAGACCCTAATGGAAATATTTTTAAGAAATGGATTACATAGAGTAGGAACTACTACCAACGTTCCATATAAATCGTTTTGTGGAGTAAAGAAAGTTACATAATTATCAACATTGTATGTAGTTCCTATGAAACTACTAGTCACATTGGAAAGAGCTATGCCGAATTGTGGAGTATAGTTTTTCTCAAGCTGAGCATCAGGAACAGAACTTGTAAAATAGAAAGCTAGATTAGCACCCAACTCATTTTGGTCCTTTACAATGATGGTGGATACTTCAATGATATATTGAACATTGGCCTTTAATGATATAAAATTGGAATCATAAGCTGGACCATACTCTGCCAAAAATTGGGATTCGTCATATGGAACGTAGATGGCATCCCTATTTGTATCTACCGAATCGTTTTTGACCATCAAATAATCGTTACCCGTGAGAACGTTATATCCATCTGTTGTAATAACGGCACTGTTAATAGCCTTCACAGGACCATATTGAAAAGTCATGGCAGCAGTGCTAGAAAACCAGTAATTATTAATATGAGTTTGGTTGTAGAACGTACCAAGTAAATCGTAATATTTATTTTGAGTAATATCATCCATCAACCTTTCAGATGCGGCAATAGGTTCATCAGCAATGATTGACCAGTCGGCGTTTGAAACAAGACTCTTTCTATAAACTTTATGTCTAGCAACGTATCCTGAGAACGTTCTTATATTTTTGTAAGTTATGTCAGCATATGACCCCTTAACCACGTAAGTAGTTCCATTAATAGTAGTGGTCTGATATTCTATGGGAGGTAGCAAATAATTTACATATGAATACGAAATAGCAACATCAGCATTCACTATATTGGTCACTGTGCTATTATTGTAAGCATCTGCAGCGTAGTATGGTTGATCTATTTGTAATGTATGGTTATCTAAAACATTGATGATGGTATATGAAGCTGTTTCTATCGTATCTATTTCCTGCGTAGATAGTGGAGCCTGAATTCTGTTTACATTCACCGTGATAGATGAACCTATCATCTGTGAATTAAAGGCATAAACATCCGGTGTGGTATTGTCTATGATTGGATTGATGACTGTCAACCTATAATCAATGTCGGTATTGCCTTTGTTGATTGCTGAAAGGTTGGTGTCTTTTTTCGGGTTAACAGCAAATCCCTCTACTGTTGCATTGAAAGTAAGATTCGCAGTCATCGTTTGCGTCATACTGGAACTTAGAACAGGCACGAGAGCTGACTGGACATCTATAGTCGGTGTTTGATAAAATCTTACTTTGGAAGCATTCTTTTGGGATTTATTGACAAGAATGGCTTGTGTCCATTTTACGGACCTGCCATCTATCAACGTTCCATATAGAGTCAAATATCCTACGCCATCATACGTGTCTCCAAAAATCCAAATGGAAAACACAAAAGAAGTGGATTCTTTGTAAGTGTATATAACGGAAGCTACGTTGGAAGATTTTGCCAGTTCAATGTAGAGAGCATTTCCGAGAGAGTCAAGACATTCTACGAAGATTTCACTGCCTTTTTTGAGGAAATTGGACCCATTAAACGCAATGGAATTCTTGCCGCCTGTGAAGTTACGGCTGAATTCACTGACCACAAAGTATCTTGATAGATACTCTGTGTCTATTACATCTGCGGAGCGTTGGTATAGGCCGTAGTTTACCCCGCGAGTCCCGTAAGAGTTTATTAAATTTAACATGGCAAAGTCCATCCTTTATGAGATTTTCTTTCCCCATAAGATACAAGACACATATTACTGCGAACCAAATTATTTTCTTTACAAAAGTTTGATAGATTATGTACTTTTATATGTTCTCCCTTTGGAGAAATAAAAACCCAATTTTTTGATTGATTTTCACTTATTTGATTTCTTATTTTTAGAATAGATTGTCTAATTTTTTCTTTTTGTTCATCCGCCATCTTTTTACCTCTATTTGGTGATGGTTTTCCTTTCTTTATATTAGACAATTTCCCAATAGTTTCTTTTGTATGATGTTTTCCATAGTGGGGACTATCTTTTCCTCTATATCTACCTGTTAATGTTACCGATATTTTTTTACGCGTCTCTTCATTCATTTCTGGTTTATTTGCGTCTAAAGAAATATTATAACATTTATCTCTCTCATTCTTTACTATATCAAGATACTTTTGTTCCATTATAACTAAATTTTCTTCGTCGGTTATCTCCACAAAAATAAAGTCAAAATAGGGTTCACCATATTTGTTCCACGATTGTTGTAAATGATAATTATAATGCTTATTTTTCCTTAATTTGTTTTTATGGTTGTACCATCTTCTTTTAATATTATCCGAACTACCAACGTAATATTTTCCGTTAGTTTTATTGATTATCTTGTATATTCCACTTATATGCTCCATAGATATAAATAGACACATATATCAGTCTTTTCATTATATTTATTGGTATGAAGAGAGTAGAATTGAAAAAACTTATAAAAGAAGTCATCATTAGAGAAGGAATGGTGGGTATGTCAAGGCGTGATTTAGAGAAACTTGACAAAATAAAGAAATCCTCTACTAATCGAAAAGATTTTTTGAAGAAAGCTATGAAGGTAGGCCTTGGGGGCAGCATTAGCAATGCTTTATCAGATGGGTAAATCTGATACACAATCCTCTGATACCTCTGTTCCTTCTACCCAACAAACCAAACACTACATTCAGTTACCATCCAGCATAGAGTCTCAACTTGA